AGATTCTAACTTTTAAATCACCTGTTCCTTTTATGAGCCGGTGATATGTCTCTCTAGGTATAAATAGTTTGTTCTCTGTTAATCTTTGAGGAAATTCATTGTCTAATTGGAATTGCCAGTCTGTAGGGTGTGTAGCTTGAACGTATCTATCTTCTTTATCTCTATGCCATACAAGTTCAAAGGAGGAAGTTTTACTTGAAAACTCTCTTAAAACATAACCATCTTCGTTTTTTTCTGAATACGGTTTACCAGTAACCTGAGAAGTTTGATGAGCCACCTAATGATTTCCAATAACGGCCAATATTACATGACCAATAACCTGCTTTTGTTTTATCTTTCTTTTGAGCACATTTATGTCTTGCAGCAAAAGAAGCTCTTGCTCCTCTCTTTTTTAATTTAACTGAAAGACCTGTATCACCGAAAGATACTTTTTTGACATTACCTTTTTTACTCTTAACGTAGACGTAGAATTTTTTAGAACCACCTCTTTTAGGTTTGTTAAGTTGAACCTTTTTACCTCTGTATTCAGCTTCGGGTATGTAATCTACAGACGCTTTAAGCATATCAAATCCATTGTAGTCGAAGTTTTCATTTTGGATATTAACTGCTTTTCTGAATTTATCCATGTTTATGTTACCCCCAATAGATTCTACTAATTCTTTTACTAAATCGTAATCGATCATTTCATCTATAGAAGCAGCTTCATCGATTGTATTTTCATCTTCGATCATTTCGTCAATCAAGCAACCGATTTCAAACAGAGGATTGTATTTAGGAGATACCATCGGAAGATCTAAAGGTACTCTCATACCATTATAATCTGCATACTCACCAATATCGGTAGTTTCTAATAACTCCATATCTTCTTCATTTAACTCGATATCACCGTTTCTCACAGCTTCTCTTGCTTCTTTGAATAAGTTTATAAAGGCATCAGAAGAATAACGGTAGATATTCTCAGATAAAGTGAGCCCGTTATCTAAATGATATTGTAATGATGGTAATCCTATAATTTCTTTTAACTGTATCATTTTTTATATTCTATAATTTTTAGGATCTTCTATAGCATCAACTAAGACATCTAATACGTTTTCATCTTCAATGCTCATAATAGCATCTACTATAAAATCAGCATCATTTTGTTGTAGCATATCTTGTAACTTTCTTTTTGCTACTCCTAATTCTTCTTTTAATATTATATCACTTAGTCTCATGTATAAAATCTTTCCTATAAAATTTTCCTAGAATGTTATCATTTATATATTGATGGCTATTACCTTCTAGTACTTCATTTATAAATAGGTATTTGCACTCGAAATATGTAAGCTCTTTTTTACTCATACATATCTCTAATATTTTTTTCTCCCATACTGACCATTCATTGGTGTCTTTACACTCTTTGATCAGATCTTTTATTTGAGGGTGAGATCCGTAATAATCTTTCCAATCTGATTCTTTTACTACTTTTCTTTTACGTTTTTGCCCTTTCAAAGGTGGGAGAGTTCTATTGAAATATAAAACTTTTTTACCTAGGTATTTCAAACCTGTTGGTTGATGTACAACTTCGTAAATAAATCCGTATGTATCTTCTGGAAAGTCTGTTATGTCATTAAAGATCCTACCCTGGTATGTCCAGGATGGGTATGTCATATCCATATAATTTGGTTTTTGTGGCTAGAGCTTCGACTTTAACTCTTCTATTTGTAACTGCTGCTCTTTAACAGCTTGTATTAATAACGCCACGATTTTTTCATAACGAACAGCTAAATAGCCATTCTTTCTTGTTGCTACTACTTCTGGCAGCACTTTTTCGATTTCTTGAGCGATAACACCAACATCATGACCGCTATGCTCAGAATCACTATTCCAATCAAATTCATATCCTCCTATTTGATTTATTTTATCTATTGCACTCCCTATTGGAGTTAAATTATCTTTCAATCTTTCATCAGAAGAAGCAAATGCTATTATATCTCCTGAAGCTGATATAAGTCCATCAACAAACATATTACCACTAGAGGTTACACTTCCACTAAAGTGTGCTGAACCTGTATTAATAATATTACCTGTAATGTTAATAGTACCTGCTCCTGAAATATTTCTTGAATTAAGATCTAAATTACCTCCTAATTGTGGAGAGGCATCTACTACTAAACTACTTATACCACTACCTCCTGCTGCTGCTGCTATCGATGCTGATACGTTTGCTATATCAGGTAAAGTAAATACACCTGTTGCTTCTAAAGTACCGCTTATAATTTGATTACCTACAAATGTATTACTGCCAGTTATAGCAAATGATGCAGTGTTAGGGTGAGTTACAAACGAAGAAGTAACGTTATTTAAATTACCAATCGAAGTTAAATTAGTTGCTATATCCGATGCTGCACTTGCAGACGTAGCTGTAAATGCTCCAGATATATTAGTTGCTATTTGAGCAGATCCAGATAGGACTCCATTATCAGATAATAATGAACCTGTAAAACTACCTGTAAAAGATGAACCTGTAAAAGCAGTGGCTTGTATTTTGCCGGTAGATGTTTGTGAACCTTGATGAGAAATACTACCAGTAAATGTATGTTTGTCATCTGCCGAATTACCAAACTGGTTACTACCAGATGCATATTGTATAGATGAACTTACTAGTACCGTTTCATATTGAGTTGCAGTCAAGGTACCTAATACTGTCATATTACCACTAAAGTTACTTGAACCAGAAACTGATAAATGATCAGTAGCAAAGTTATATGTAAAATTAGTAGATGAAGTAAAGAATGATGATGATATATTATCTGAACCAGACTTTATTTGAATATTGTACTGTTCCCCAACTGCTGTAGGTAGGTTAATAGTTTCACCGCTATCAAGAGCAGAAGATCTAAATAACTTTAGTCCGTAAGGATTAGATGTAGTACCAAGTAACGAAGATGAGTAATAAAACTCTCTAAAGTTTTGATCTAATTCTGCATGTGTTAAAGGACTTCCTTTCGTCCCTCTAAACGTAATAGCCATGTTATTTGTTTTCTAAATATGTTATACGTGCTTCTAACTCTTTTATGGCTTCAAGTAGAAGTGGAACTATACCACCGTAGTCTACATTAAGATAGCCATTTCCATCTTGAGAAACAACTTCTGGAAGGACTTTTTCTACTTGCTGTGCTAGTACACCTACATTTCTTTCTTCTTTATCTTTCCAGTTAAAGTATACACCATCTATTGCATTTACTCTATCAAATGCATTATCTATGATGTTAATATTGTCTTTTAATCTTTCGTCTGAAGATTGTAATACTGTACCTGAAGCTCTTATACTTCCTGATACGTCTAATGCATATGCTGGTGGGTTAGAAGTTTCATTTACTCTAATACCAACACTACCTGTTTGGTCGCATATAAATCCTGATCTAGTCTCAATTACTGACGAACCAGAGAATAATGCTACTCTTTGATTAGAACCTGCATTAGTTAATCCTCTTATTAGTGAATATGTAACTGAGCCTGAGTTAATAGGAACATTTGCACTACTAGTATAATGTAGGTTTAAATTTTGTCCATTAGCTGATAAAGAACTTGAATAAAAGAAAGAACCAAAGTTCTTATCCATTTCTGAATAAGTTAATGCTTCTGTTTTATTAGCTCTAAAAGTTATTGTTGACTTAGGCATTATATATCAAATTTTACAACAAACGTCATATCTACATTTTTAGCTCTAGGTATGGGTCTGTTAGTTTTAGCAACTGCTATTAATTCATTTGCTTCGTTATAAAGTCCAATACTTGTAATATATGGTCTAAAAACACTTCCAGTTATATTATTTCTAACTGAATTATCAGAACCAGTAATCGCAGATGGATTAAAGGTATGATTTAGTTCAGACTCTTTTATAGTACAATGAACATTATATGTATAAATAGGTAGGTTTGATTTCCATCCAACGTTTAATCTACAGTAAGTAGAATAATACCTTGCTACTATAGGGTCAGTTATTACTGCATTACCTTGATTGTAAATTATATCACCTACAAATCTTTCAGAATTAGTAAAAGCTTCTTCAGCTCCAGAAATAATTAACCTACCTTGACCGTCATCTATTATTTCAGGTCTTTGAAAACCGCTTTGAGTAACTACATACTCAGCAGCAGATTCACTTATATAATTACTTTCACTTACTAAATAATCTGCAATATCAATAACTGAAGAATTATACCATTGGTTTATATTTTCGATAAATTCATTTGCTCCTGTTTGAGGATCACTTACATATCCGTCAGTGTTGAATCTATCAGAGGTTTCAAAAATAGGTTTAGCTACAAACGTACCAGGTACTACTTTAGTACCATAAACTTCTTTAGGTACTGATATGACAGCTACTTCTGAAGACTCTTGTCTTGAATGAGAAAGCATTAAACTTGTTTGAAAACTAACGTCGTATGAACCAG